GGGAAAAAAAAAAACCCCGTTCTTTTTCCACAACGTTTTTTTAAACAAAAAAAACCGCCCCGCCCCCCGCCCCCCCCTGCCGGTAGGCCTCTTTTGCCTGGTTGAGGGACATGTCATTTGCGCCGCCCTCAAAGTCAGGCTCATCATTCTGCACCTCATCATCCTGCCAGCCGCAAACGGGGCAGATTTCAAAGATGCTGTCAGACGGGAGGCTTTCCTGCCCACAGCAGGCGCAGCGCTTATTTTTTAGCATACTTTTTCACCTGGCTTTCCCAATATTTCTTTCCGGCTCTCGGATGGAAAAATGTAGAGATTGTCCCGTCCGGGTAGACCGATGCAAAAATGTTTTCTGCCTCGGAATACATGCGCCGGATACCGTCCTCATCAAAGATGACGGCCTTGGCACCCTTGCCGTTGACAAACTTGAGCGCCGCAGCCGCATAGGCTTGTGCATCGGCTCCCAGATCAGAGCCGTGGCGCTTGAAGTGGTCCGCAAGGGTTTCCGGGTTAAACTCCACCGCCGCCCACTTTCGCTGGCCGGTGAGGTTTTCAAACCTTGCCACCAGTTTCTTGTAGGTAGGAAAGTTACTATAACGCATTTCGGCAAACTCGTCAAGCGGTGGCAGCCGTAGCAGACCACTTTTTTGCATTTTTTCAAAAAGAGGTGTGGCATCCGCAATTTTCTGGGCCCTCTGGGCCTTGGCAAGACCGTCCTGCCACTCTTTCCATTGCTTATATGACATATCACCCGGCAATGGGTTGGAGCCGCTGGTGCGGCGCTTTAGGAGCTCTGCCACATCATCCTCATAGGGAGTGGTGCAACACCGGCACCACGGATGAAATGGCGGAGCAGTGAGCCCCACCTGGTAGTCAGACATTTTGAAAACCTTGCTGTCCATGTCTGCACAAAAGCTGCACACTTTATGGTCACGGGATGCAACGACCTCATAACGCTCCACATCCAGGGCCTTGTAGCAATCCTTTTGCCCGGCGCTGGAGAAATAGGCGCTTTCCGTCATCACCAGGCGGCCAGCCTTTGCCCTGGACACATCAAACTGCTTGGAGATGGCAGAAATGGCACGGTCCGGGGCCTCACCCCGGATGACCATTTGTGTGAGCTGGGTGTTGACGCTGTTCACAAGGCTCTGCTTGTTGGTCCAGCACCGATCACGGAAAGTCTGGTTGTCCGTGGTCCAGGGCCGGGAGAGCACCTTGGTGATGGTTTCCTCATTGATGGCCTGCATGGTCCAGCCCACGCCCAGCCCCTTTTGCAGTTCAAAAGCCGTGTGGTAGTAGCTGCCCTCATACATCTTGCGGGCGGCGGCATCCACATAGTCCAGTTGGTTGGAGTATAGGACCTCTGCCTGCTGTTGGAGCTGGAGCTTTAGAGCCTCCAGCCGGGAGATGTGCACCCTGGCGCTGGCGTTCTCAAGCTGTTTCATCCAGGCACCATCAATGGCGTTTTGCTGGCCATAGGCGATGTACTCAGCCACGGTCCAGTGAAACTCCTTGAGCTCCTTGGAATTGAGCAGCCGCTTGGCCTCTGCCAGGTCAATCTCATTGTTGGTGGCAAAGCGCTGATACCAGCGGGCCATCTGCCGCTCAATCTCAGCTTGGGCGGCGGCAAACTGCTTTTCAAGGTTTTCCACATAGGAGTAGGACTGGTCCAGCAGCGCATCCTCCATGTTTTTCATGCGCTGGGCCCAGTAGGCGGCGTTAGTCTGTCTTGCCATCGCCACCACCCTCATTGTTTACCGGCGGCTGGTTGCGGTTGGCCAGAAAAGCGGCCTGGTAGGGGTCAGCCTGCATGGCCTCCTCTTTCTCATCCTTGATGCGCTGGAGCTCCTGCTCCGGGTCAGTGACCCAGGGGTGCATCTTGACGATGGTTTCATCAGAGAGGATGCCCACGGAGTTCTTGCAGTTGTTGATGGCCTCCGTTTCGTTGATGAGCACATCCCGGTCAAAGATGACTGTGACATCCTCACCCTCAAAGCTCCTGCCGCCGGTGTTGGCCAGGTGCTTGTTGACAAACCAAAGCAGCTCCTCCATGCTGGCCTGAAACTCCATTTCAATGCCGTTGGCATCCAGGTCAATGTCAGAGTACATGCTCTGAATGTTCATTTGGTTTGGGTCACCGCTCATGCGGTCATCTTTGGCATCATACCCTCTGGCGTTCTCAATGATGGCATCCTTGAGCAGGGCCAGCAGGGTCTTGTAGTTTTCAGCGTTGACGGAGATTTCCAAAGTGTCCACGCCGCCCTCAGCCCCCTCATAGGACCGCACCTTGATGGCACCATAGGTGGCCAGGTTGCGGCGGAATGTGCCCAGGTCCTCACCGTCATAGTTCTTGATGACCAGGATGGTGGTGTGGATGTCCTCCTCCATCTGGTTGGCAAAGTTGCTCAGGATGTTGTTGTAGGCATCCTGGAGGCACTTGACCTTGGAGAGGAGGGGGATTTCATGGTGGGAGCTCTTAAAGCACACCAACGGGATACGCTCCCAGTTGTAGCCCTCCACCTTGCCGGTTTCATCGTCCTGCTGGGTGATGATGTAGGGGCCGGAGTAGGCAAAGCTGTCCGGCTCCAGCACGCCGTCATCCGTGCGGATGAAACAGTCCACACCACCGCCGTGCATGACCTCCACCTTGACCACATCCTTGGCGTGTTCGGCCTCATCGTATTCCTGCACCACATAGACATGGACAGCAGCGTCCAGGACGGTGTGGTCAGCGTCCGCCCAGAATGGCAGGACCTCATCCGCAGGAAAGCGCCGGAAAGCCAGCTCCCCATTTTCGTAGTAGGGATAGAGCCAGGACTTGCCGCCGATCCATGCGCCCTCACCAACATTGTGCATGGTACGCAGGAAACGGGCCCCGAACACGGAGCCCAGGGCCTTGGCATACTCCTTGTTTTCGGTGTCAAAGGACAGCGGACGGCCAAAGGAGTAGTTGGTCTTTTGGTCCACCATCTTGGAATAGAGGTTGTTGACCAGCCGGTTGTTGGGCAAGTTCTTGAGCACAATGGGCTTGCCGTCCTCATCCAGCGCCAGGCGTTCCCGGTGGGTCACATCCTGGTAGCCGTCATAGTAGGCCTCACCCTCAAGCTGCTTTTTGCGCTCCGGGCTGGTGAGCCATGCGGTGATTTCAAGCTCCAGAAAGCGCTTGTCCGTCATGCCCCGTTTGAAATTGGTGGCCACACGGCCATTGCAATCATCCCTCAGATTGAGTGTCACCATTGGTTTCTCACCTCACAAACATTTTGCCTGTTTCCAAGCATCATAAAGTTTCGGCCCTTGTATAGCCATCCAGTCCGTCATTTCCTCATTAGAGGCCCAGCCAGACGGTGAGAGACTATTGATGCTCAGGCCGCTCTCATAAAGAAAAGCGTGGACCAGTTCATGCCTCATGCACTTACGCATGTAGTCATCCAGGCATTTCTTGCTGCCGGGCTCTTTTCGCTCTGCCGCCGTATATTTACGGGCCACGCATAACTTGATGCTGGTGTCACAGTAGCCATCACAATCTGCTGCCTCAAGCTCAGGGTCCTGGGCCCTTGTCCGATATTCCACAGCATATTGCACACCCAACACAGAAACTCGCACAGTAAAACCTCACTTAAAGCTAATCAGATCAGGCGCATAGACACGGTGCACGAAGTAGCGCACATCGTCCATGCTATGGTCATTTTCTTTGATGGGACGGTCCATCTGGGCTTTTTCGTCCCAGCGATACATCCCAAACTCACGGATGCAGTCCGTGCAGCAGTCACAGAAAAAGATGTCACCGCTCTGGAGCCGGGTGGCCACATTGCGGATGCCGTCCAGCACGGAGTTGGAGGCCTTTTCTACACGGTAGCGGTCATGGCGGCGGATGACCTCAATGAAAGAGGCCGCCGATGGGTCCACAATGATGGCGGACACATGCAGGCCATCAGCCAGGCGCTCCAGCTCCGTGTAGTGCTCCTCATCGGTGCGCTGGCGGCCCTCCTTGCGGCTGTCATAGTAATACTCCCGCATCCTGTACCACTTGCCGCCAGCCTTGCCCCAGAGGCCAATGCTGGTGGGGTTGATGGTGCCGTAGTCGCAGGACATCACATACTTTTCATAGGGCCTGGGGACGCTGGGCACAACATGAAAGTCCTTGTTGAACATCGTGTAAATAAGCCCCTCCGCCACCACCCACAGGCCCCGGATAAAGCGATCATAGAAAACGCCAGAGTAAAGGCTTTCATACCTTGCCTTGACTGAGGCGGAGAGGCTGAGGTTGTCATCCATGGTGAAATGGAGGTGCAGCATTTTCCGCTTGCTGGCCTCCAGCACCCACTTGGTATAAAACCAATGGCTGGGGCCCTCCGGGTTGCAGTTAAACCACAGCTTGGCCCCCTCAACAGAGCAGCGGGCCGTGGCCTGGTTGACAAAGCTCTCCGGCATCAGGGCCACCTCATCCAGCAGGATGCCCGCCAGTGTGATGCCCTGGATGAGTGCGGCGCTGCTTTCGTCCTTGCCGCCGAACAGGTAAAAGCTGTTACTCTTGCCGTTGGCGCTCACCACAATCTTGTTTTCAGTGCGGTGCTCCTTGAAAGAGAAAACGCCCGCCAGCCAGACGGGCAGATTGCTTGTCACATTGCGGCGCAGGCTCTCAATGGTCTTGCCGCAGATGGCAAAATTGCAGCCATCAAAGCGGGTCATGGCCCACATGATAAAGCCCACCGTCATGGCCACTGTCTTGCCGGAGCGGATGGAGCCGTCACAGATGATGCCGTCATAGACCTCAAAGCCGGGTCTATTCCACCAGGTCATGGCCAGGTTTTGCCGGGTGCTCAATCTCTGGTATTTCATCTGTGCCTATCTCCTCTCTGGTGCTTTGGTCAATGACCTCAAAGATGTTATTCTCTGGGGCCTCGCTGCCACCGTTCTTGCTGTCGAACATGCCCAGGTGCTTGGCCAGCAGCTCCAGGGCCTTGACCTTATCGTGCACCTTGACCTCCGTGCCGTATTGCCCCTCCTTGATGGAGGCAATGGCCTTGCGCTTTTCCTCCGGCAGCTCAGAGGTGGGGGTGATGCGGACAATGCCATTTTGGTTGACGGTGGCGAAGTCAGCACCGTTGGCAAAGGCGATTGCAGCCAGCTCCTCAAGCACTTTTTCCTGGGTGATTTCCACCCGCTTTTGACGCTTGGCCTGCTGCTTTTGGATTTCGGCAGAAACTTGAGTTTTATTGAGTAGTTCCACGGCTATCCGGGAGGCGCTTTTTTCGCTATATCCGGCACGCTTGGCAGCCGCCGTGGCATTGAGGTCCACAAGGTATTCCTGCACAAATCGCTTTTGCTTTTCAGTCAGCTTTGCCATCTCACCACCCCATCACATAGTAAAAGCCGCCCTCATCGGACGGCTCTAAAAAATCGTTAGAATGAAACAGCGGCAAGGGTCTGGGTTTCATCATCCGTCACCTTGCCGCTGCTCAACCAAGGAGGTATTGCATCATCTTGAGGCACTACCCGCAGGATATAGTGTACCACAGAAACACCGAACAGAACGAACAAGTTACAGTTGGACCTCTGTGCCGTCATCTGTTTCCGGCTCCGTGGCCTTGATGTACCTGTTGCACATCATCCGCACGCCGTCAGCAGTGTTACTCCCGCCGATACATGCGGCCACCTGCTGCCACGGAAGTCCATTCACAAAGCGATATGTGAAAACCTGCCGGAGGAGGCTGTCCTCAATGGTGGTGATGTACCTCTCCAAACGGTTGCGCTCATAGATGCACTGCTGGAGTTTGGCCTCAATGATGCCCTTGAGGTCCACGATCTCCGCCGCATAGCGGCCAACACGGTCCCCCACGCCGGAGCTCCTGGGCATCCCGGACAGATCTGACGAACAGGACACCGCCCTGGCCTCCAGCTCAAGGAGGCGCTTTTTGTCCATCTCGATCTCCCGGTTGAGGTAGTAAAGCTGGGACAGTTCTTTCAAAGTCACAAATCAGCACCAGCCTCTCCACGCCACACGGGTTTGCAGTTGCCCTCACCAAAGGTGCACTTGACGGCACACACCCGGCAAGGGTCACCACCGGCCATGACAAAGCGCAGGTCCGCAACGGCCTTGTTCAGTTTCGCCTCAGCAAAGCGGGCACGCTCCTGGGCCCTCTCGCAGGCCGCCAGCGCATCCGTGGCATCCTGGGCGGGGGCAAGCTCCGCATCCAGGGCCGCTGCCTCCTCCGTGATGCTCTTGGAAACATTGTTGACGGTCTGGAGGGCCGTTTCCAGGATGGCGGCGTGCTGTTTCAGCAGTTTAATATTCAGATTATCGCTCATTTTGCGCTCTCCTTTACTCGCTTAATTCTGGCCTTGAGTGCGGACATGACGGCCTCATGGGTGTCCTGGCGATCTCGCACCGTAGCCATGACATCCTCATCCTGGCAGCCCTGCACTACAAGATAGTGGACGAAAACCTTGTCATAGGGGGAGCCCTGCCGGTATAAGCGGCAGTTGCCCTGGTCATTCAGCTCAAAGGACCAGTTGAGGCCGTACCACACCACATGCTGGCCGCCTGCCTGGAGGTTGAGGCCGTAGGCACAGGAGGCCGGATGCACCAGCAGCACATCAACCTCTCCGTTGTTCCATGCCTCCTCATCCTCCACGGTTTTGTAGACCCTCACCCGGAGGTCCTTGCGGTGCTTTTTCAGCGCCTCCAGGATGCGGTCACGGTCATGTTGGTAGCCGTAGAAAGTCAGGCAGTGCTCTCCGTTCAACTGCTCCAGCAGCTCCAGATAGGCCTCCAGCTTGCAGTCATGGACCGGCACGATGTGGCCATCATTGCTATACACAGCGCCGTTGCACATTTGCAGGAGTTTTCCCACAAGAACGGCGGCAGAGGCGGCGGTGATGACATCCTCGTCCACCTCCAGCAGCAGGTCACGCTCAAACTGGTCATAGGCCCGGCGGGCTTTGGCATCCAGCAGCACCGGCACCTCATGCTGGATGAAGTCCGGCAGTTCCAGGTAGTCCTCCGCTTTCATGGAGATGCAGATGTCAGAAATGGCATCCAACACAGCGCTCTCCGCACCGTCTTTGGCCTTGTAGGAAAAAATCTGTGTGCGGCTCCGCTGGTCAGGGTCAAAATAACGCTCACGGTAGGCGCTCAGAGATTGCCCCAGGCGCTCTCCGCAGTCCAGCAGGTAAACTTGTGCCCACAGGTCAATGAGGCCCTTAGAGGACGGCGTGCCGGTCAGCAGGACCATCCGCTTGATGAAACGCCGTACCCGCCTCATGGCTTTCCAGCGCTTGCTCTGGCTGTTCTTAAAGCTGGTGCTCTCATCAAGCACCACCATGTCAAAGGGCCAGGCCTGTTTGTAGTAGTCCACCAGCCACTCCACATTTTCCCGGTTGATGACATAGATGTCCGCCGGAGTGTTGAGGGCCTTGATGCGTTTGGTGGCGCTGCCCAGCACCACAGAGGTGCGGAGGTGCTGGAGGTGGTCCCACTTGGCGGCCTCCTTGCTCCAGGTGGCCTCTGCTACCTTTTTGGGGGCCACTACCAGGACCTTTTGCACCTGCCAGCGGAAATACTTGAGAATATTGACCGCTGACAGAGTGATGACCGTTTTTCCAAGGCCGGGACGGAGAAACAGCCCAACGGCAGGGTCCTCAACTACACGCTGGATGCAATAGGCCTGGTAGTCATGCGGCACATATTTCATGCAGGGAAAACCTCCCTCAAAAAGTCCTTTACTGCGTCCATCCCAAACAGCACCCGGCAGTCCGCCCCCCGTTTCTCCATCTCACTCCGCTGCCATTTCTGGACTTTGGCCAGCCTGCCCACCTCCGTTTTCAGTTCAACAAAGATGGTCTTGCCGGTGGGGGTGATTATCAGTCGATCAGGCACGCCGGGATTTCCGGGTGACACAAACTTATAGCAGAGGCCACCGTGCTCTTTCACCTTGCGAACAAGGTAGCTCTCAATATAGCTTTCTTTCATGGATTTCCTCCTTTCGGAACAGTGGAACATTCGCGCGTGTATGTAGCGCAAACAGGCGGTTTAGAGAGTTTTATTTTTCTCTATTCTCTCTAAATCCTCTCTTTTACCCTAATATAGAAAATGAATGTTCCAATGTTCCACTTAGCCCAAAAGCCTTGCGGCGCAAGGGTTTTGCCCGGAACATTTGCCGGAACATTGCCCGGAACATGTTCCACCTGCCCGGAACATTGGAACATCTGAAAATCTCAAATGTTCCGGGCAATGTTCCGGGTCAAAGCCGCACCTTTTGAAAGCCCCGTTGCTTGCCGCAGTAGCCAAAGCGCAGGGAGCCTCGGGCCCTTTCCCACAAGGCGCTGGCCTCAATGATGCTGTTGATTTCTGCCGTGTCACTGTACCTCATATCCCGCTGCTTGCCGTCCAGAGCCTCACACCAGACCTCCAGAGCACACACACGGTCACGGGGCACCAGCTTGACATCTCCCTGCACAGCGCCGCCCCAGAATATCCGGCGGCGATCAAGCGGCCAGTTCTGCCAGTCCTCCGGCACCGGGCGCTCCAGAAAGTCCAGGATGATGCCCTCACGGGTGTTGACCTCACGGTGGGCCTCCTGGGCCTCCTTAGCGGCGGCCTCAATTTCCCCTTTGAGGAAAAGCGGCTCTCCCGTCTGCCAGCGGACCATGGCCTCAGCCCAGAGCTGGTCAATTTCTCCGGGCAGATCAGTCCAGACGCTTTTGGCTGCCGGGGCCAGGCCCACATCCACCGGCCAGAAACGCCGGTTGCCGGTGCGGTCCCGCAGGTAGTCAGAGGTGTTGGTGGTGCCGAAGAACACACAGCACCGGGGCAGCTCCTTGACATGGCGGCCATAGGCCGCACGGAAACGGTCAGAGCGCAGGGAGAGAAACTGCTTGATGCACGCCACATCCGTCTTGCGGAAAGCGTCCAGCTCACCGATCTCCACCAGCCAGACCCCCTGCAAAAGTTCAGAGGCCTCCTTGCCCTCAAAGGTGCGGATGCTGTCATTAAACCAGCCCCGGCTCATCTTATCCAGCAGGGTGCTCTTGCCAATGCCCTGGGGCCCAGCCAGGATGAGCATGTTGTCATACTTGCTGCCGGGCACCATGGCACGGGTGACGGCGGCGGTGAAAGCCTTGCGGGTCACAGCTCTGGTATAGGGGCTGTCCTCCGCTCCCAGGTAGTCAATGAAAAGGGTGTCCAGGCGGGGCACGCCGTCCCACTTGAGGCTCTGGAGGTAGTCCTGGACCTCGTTGAAAGCGTGCTGTGTGGTGTGGAGGGAGAGGGCCCCGTCAATCTTGCCGTTGCCGGTGATGTGGTGGACCTTTTCCATGTACCAGTAGAGGCCATTGTTGTCATTGTCATCCCAAAGGCGGCGTTTGGTGGAGGCGTTCCAGGGGAGCGCATCCAGCACCTCACCACGGCCCGCAAACTGGTTGAGGGCAAACTTGCCCTTGAGCAGCGGGTCATTCTCAAGAATAATCCAGACATTATCAATGGTAGCCTTTGGGAGGCCGGTCTGGCTGTTGATCTCCAGCCGGTCCATCCAGTTGGCGGGCTCTGCATCGTTGGTGGCCTCCACGCCCTCAAAGTCCTTGACGGCCTCCTGGTAGCGCTCCTGGCTCATCAGGGCGGACACATCGGGGTCTTGCGTGGCCAGTTCGCACATGGCACGGTAGGAGGGCAGGCGGTTGGTGGGAGTGCCCGGCTGGGCCTCATCGTCCTTGTCACCAAAGCGATGCAGGCGCACCAGGTCAAAGGCGTTCACCAGCTTGCCGCTGCACGGGTCAGTGGCGTGGTGGGAGTAGAGAAACTTGCCGCTGTCATAGATGACAGCGCCGCCGGTGGTGGAGCCGCCCAGGTAGGTGTAGCGGCCCGGCATACTCTCCACCGGCTCATACATGCCGGGGATGAGCTCATCCATGGCACGGTAGATGTCATAGGTGCGGCAGAAAGCGCCCACAACACCGTTTTTGGCCTCCGGGTCACCCTGCTTGACTGCCAGCTTAGTGGGCAAGTTTTGGGCGCCGGGCACCTGGGGCCAGAGGGTACAGTCACGCCAGTCCTCATACTGGCCCAGCAGGCCCTTGACGGACAGCAGGGGCTTGTCTTTCCACACATAGATGTATTGGCTGTCTGAGCAGCAGCTTGGCCAGTACATCAAACGGGACACCTCAAAAGTGGTGGGGTCACAGAGCTCCAGGCCTATGTACTCCGCCATCTTGCGGGCGATGGGCTCATATTCATCCGCTGAGGCCGTGCGGTCCAGCGGCAGCAGAACACGCAGGCGGGGTGCCGCCGGGCTGTGCTTACGGGTGGAATAGATGCAATAGCCGCAGCTCAGCCCCTCAACACGGCGCAGGACATCCTCCGTGCCGCCCGGTGGGATGTTGTCCAGGTCCAGCGTGATGACATCACGCCCGGTCACATTGTTGGCCTTTCGGCGGGGGCCTGACAGTGTGCCTGCCATAAAGCCGCCCACATCCTTGAGGTCATCCTGCTGGGCCTTTTTCATATTCAGATATTCTGCCAGGGGCTCAGTGCCTCTGGCGGGGGTCTGGAGCTTTGCCCACAGCTCAGAAATGAGCAGGGTTTGCGCCTGCCAGACCATGGCCCTCCGGCTGCTACCGGCGGAGATGGTTATTTTGCGGTCAAATTGCATGGGTCACACCTCACGGTTTCGGATGTATCAGGGATTGAGAAATGCGGTTGTCAAGCCGCTGGAGCTTGACGGTGCGCTGCTGGGTCACCTCATCACGGATGCTGAACATGAGCTTGAGCTGTTCCAGCATGATCTCAACATCAGCGATCTCCTCAGCGATGTGGGCGGCGTTGTCCTGGCCACGGAGGTTTTTGGAGAGCTCCTTGGTGAGCTCTGCCATCTCCTCCATGCAGACCGTGCACTGGCTGGTCTTGCCATAGACATTCACCGCAAGCTGGCAGATTGCCGTTTCGCATTTGGTCATCTAAAAAACCTCCCTGTCTTGCGGTCCCGGAGCTCAATGCGGGCCGCCAGTTCAAAGCCGCTTTCCGCAATGATAAACTTGAGGACCTTGATGAGAGTGTTGACCTTGGCATCCAGCGCCTCATGCCCCTCTGCGGACACTTTCTTGATGGCGTTGTATGCCGTTGGGTCTGCGTAGCCCTCAGCGTTTTCCCAGGGTTTTGGGCTCATTGGCCAGCACCTCCTTTTGCCATTGTTCGACATCTGCACCCAGCTCTTTGAGCTTGAGCCGTTCCGGGTACAGGTCATCCATTTCATAAAAGTCACGCATCCGGCGGTGCTCTGCGGCCATCGCCAGATAGAAGTCATGGAGCCGCTTGACCCCAAAGCCCAGGTGCCGGTGTAGTGTCCAGAGCACCATGCAGTCCACATCCAGAGCCAGCAAGTCATCTTTCTCAAGGCATTGCTGGTTGATTTCGTGCATCATGGCCATCTGCATCTCCGGGGTCATTATGGACTTGCCCAGAGCGGAGAGCTTGATGTTGAGTGTGGGGTCTTTGGGCACCTGCACACCTTGGCGTTGCAGGTTTCGCCGCTCTTTTCTGTTCATCGCTTTGTGCCTCTCCGGCAGCGCCCGGCGTTCTCATTGGGCTGCCAGTCCTCAACCACAAGGACCGGCTGGCCGGGGCCTTTGTCACAGATGAAGTCACCCTCACCAATGTACTGGCAGCAGTCACACATGCCGGGGTCACACATCCGGGGCTTTTCACTCCTGGGTCTGGGTTTCCGCTTTTTCATAGGGGTAGCTCCTTTCTGTCACGATTTCACCGGCGCAGGCCGCATAGCCTGCCAGATCAATAAAGCTGTCGGGGCTGGAGCCGGTGGCGATGCGGGCCACCTTGAGCAGGGCCAGCATAGTGCCGGCATCCTTGGCCGTGATGCCATTGATGGGCATGACTTTGGCAAACTCCGGGTGCGCTGCTCTGAGGTAGACACCCCAGAGCAGGCCGATGGTTTCAAAGTTATTCTCCGGCGTGCCATAGTCCTGCTCACGCTCACCGCAGACACAGCGGCGGGCGGCCTCTAAAATCTCAGAGCGTTTCATGGGCGGCCTCCTCAATATCATCGAAGATGACCGGCACCTGGGAGCGCATCTGGTGGAGCAGCGGGATGGCCACCTCACGCATCTGCGGGTGCGCCGCCGGGGCGGTCCGCAGCTTGAAGAAATGCCGCCATTCTCGCAGGTTGGCTGTCATCACCACCTCGGTCTTGAGGCATGTGGGCAGAACAGCACGGGCCTCTTGCGGGGTGCAGCCCCAGTCCAGCAGCTCAAAATATGACTTTTCAGCCATCCTGCAAGCCACTTTCCAATACTGCCAGCCCGGTGTGCCCTCCGTCAGGAAAGAGGGGCGGATGACGGTGATTTCACTGCCAAAAACATCCTTGGAATAGTTGCAGTAGCGGGTGCTCTCTTGGCAGTAGGAGGCCATGCGGTGCCGGACAATTTCATGGGACACACCCCGGTCACACACAAACTTGACCGTGATGTCAAAGTGTTCCAGGACGGCCTCATGGCCACGCTTGATGATGCCCGCCACAAACTTGGCGGCGCTGGTGTCGGTGATTTTGTCCTCAGACTTGTAGCAGACCCGCCCGCACAGCTCAATGTGCTGGAGGATGGCCTGGCCATCCAGCGGGGTGAGGATTTCGGTATAGGGATTGATGATTTTCATGTGTCACAGTCCTCCTTAGTGGTCCACGCCGATGTAGTCCAGGACCTCAGCCATGCCAAGGCCGCCCTGGTCCACCGGGCGCATACAATAGTCATATTGCTTGGGGTGGGACACCTGCATTTGCTGGAAACGGTTGGGGCAGCTCTCAAGATGTGCCCCAAAGGCGCAGAACATGCAGCCGGTACGGCTCACGCCGGTGGTGTAAAACTCAAAATTGTTTTCCCAGGCGTAGTCATCCGCTGGCCGATCTGACAGCAGCATCCGCCTTGCGTCCTCTGGGGTGCACTCCTCGCCCTTAAATCTGCATCGGATGTCCCCGTACACTGAGGCATAGGGCACATCATAGAGAAACAGGTACATGAGCACATCATTTTCAGTCCAGAAAGACATGGGCCGGGACTGCGGATATTTGGCCTCAAAGGCGTTGCACCCATTCATCAGCCAGGATTTCTCACGGCTTTGGCTTTCGGTGCACATCGTTCCCACAATGGGCATCCGGCGGGTTTCTTTTTGGTAGCGCCGCATGGGCTCCTTTTTCATCACATCGCAGCACTGCTCAGAGATTTTGAACGGGGCCCCTCTGAGGAATTGCCACTTGTCTGCCAATTTCATAGTGGGACAATACTGGCCTGCCCGGTTGTAGCCGGTCAAGCGCAGGTTGACGGTGGCATCATTCTGGCCGTGGGCATTTTGCAGGTCCCGGATGTAGCGGGCCTGGTTTTTGCCAATGACCGGGTAGCCATACTTGAGGATGACCTGCCGAAAGTTCATTTTAGGCCGGAGCACCACATCCGCATTTTGTATGGCGAAGTTGCGGACCTCTGGGTACTCCAGGCCGGTGTCAACAAACACCACCGGGCAGTCATACACCGCAATGCAGTGGTTTTTTAGAATGTGCCGGAGCACGGTGCTGTCCTTGCCACCGCTGAAAGAGAGGTAGACACCCGGCGGGCCATCATCTTCCCAGCGGATGTTATAGCTATCCCAATACTCATACCAGCTTTCAATACGCTGGGCTGTCATTTGGATTTTGAGCCGCAACGGCATGGCTTGCATCTGCCGCAGCTCCCATTTTTCACGCTTGAATTGCATGTAGCCTCCCACGCCCCGCCTCCGCAAACAGCGGGGGGGGGCTGATTATTAAGTAGTCACGGGCCCGGCCCATTGTTCCGCCATTGCGGCTGCTATGCCGGGGAAAGTTTTGGCCCTGTTGATGGGGTCCCGTTCTCTGCGGCCTTGAAAGCGCCGGTAGTTCCCATGTGCGTCTTTGCATCCACCATTTACCCACGGGGTGACACCCTCCGTGATGATTTCGGTGGGGACCAGCAGGGGCAGCTCTTTGAGCCACAGGCATGTCCGCTTTGTGTACGGGTGCCCAAACTGCCACGGCTGTATTGCTTGGGTGTAGGGCGGTAGCTCCACGATTTTCAAAGGAGTGGGGTTTTCCACGGCGATCTTTGCACAGTCGGCGCTCAGAAAGCTCATAAAGAAAGCCTTGGCCTCCATTGCTTTGGCGTATCGCTCCGCCACAATTTCACCCTTTGCCCTCATGCGGACGGCGCTGGCGTTGGTCAGATAGGTGCACGGTGGGAAAGCAATGAGCATGTCCCACCGCCCCAGCACATAATGTGCGGAGCCGTCACAGGTCTTGAAAAAGCAGTAGCCATTGAGCAGAGGGAGCACATCTTGCTGGATATGCCACTCAGGGTGGCCGCCGGAGCATGGGATGAGGTCACAACTATATGCCTCATGGCCCAGCTTTCGCAAAGCTATGGTGACCGCCTGGCTTTCCTCGCAGGCAACAAGGATTTGCATAAAAGCCTCCCTCAGCCCACCACCGCATTGGTAGCGGGGGGGGGGCTCGTCAGTTATTTAGTCTTTCTTGAAAAATGTGCCCACCCAGCCATCAGCGTTGAGCGGCAGATCAGTGGCCCACGGGATGGGCTGGCGCATGATGTTGACCACCGTGTCCAGCATGGTGTCCTCATCAGCCCAGGGGGCAATGTCAATGACCACCTCATCATGGATGTGGAACACCACCGGCAGGCCGGATGCCTCCAGGCGCTCAATGGTGTCCGCCAGACAGTCACGGGCAATGGCCTGGACGCAGTTTTCCACCAGCTTGCCGCCGTAGGTTTCGATGCGTTTCCACCGTTTGGTTTTCTGGTCCATGCCCATGTAGGAGATGGAGGGATTGCCCCATTGGTTTTCACCAATGCCAGGGCTCACATAGTAGAGCTTGCGGCCAGAGGGGAGCTGAATGGTGAAACAGTCGGTGCCCTGGTTGTAGTCATACTCACGGGCCAGCAGCAGGCCATTGATGCCCACACTGCCGCCCTGGGTGATGACCTGCACAGCGGCATTGTCCATGGAATACCACAGGTCACGGATGCGCTTGTTGGCCTCACGCCAGCGGCTCACGATGTCCGGCAGGTCCTCCTCTGGGATGCCCATGTCCAGGGCCCCCATGTTGATGAGTGCGCCGGTGCTGCCCTGGTAGCCCAGGGCCAGCTCTGCCACCTTGCCCTTTTGCCGGAGTGCATACTCTGGATTGCCCTTTTTGATGAGCTCAATGGGCACGCCGAACATCTGAGAGGCAGAGGCCTCATAGATTTTTCCGTGGGTGCGGAACACCTCCAGCCGCCATTGCTCACCAGCCAGCCAGGAGATGACACGGGCCTCAATGGCCGAAAAGTCAGCGTCAATGAGGACATGCCCCTCCGGGGCCACAAAGGCGGTGCGGATGAGCTGGCTGAGGGTGTCAGGCACGGAGCCATAGATCAGCCGGAGGGCATCCAGCTTGCGGTGCTCCACCAGCTCACGGGCCAGCGGCAGCGGCTCTGTGTAGGTGCGGGGCAAGTTCTGGACCTGCACCAGGCGGCCTGCCCAGCGCCCCGTCCTGTTTGCCCCATAGAATTGGAGCAGCCCACGGACACGGCCATCCGGGCACACAGCGGCCTCAATAGCGTCATACTTTTTGGTGCTGGTCTTGCCCAGTTCTTGGCGTATCTCAAGCATCCGCTGGACCTGGGGGCTGTTGTCCTCCTTGCCCAGCAGGCGGGCCACGGTGTCCTTGCGGAGGTCCGCAAGCTCCTCTCCCATGGCCTCCTGGAGCCATTGCGTGAGCTGTGCCACGCTGTTGGGGTTGTCCAGCTTGGAGATGTTCATGGCCTCCTGGGTGAGGTTTTGGCGGGTCACATTGCCCAGATAGAGGGCACCGCTCACCAGGTCCATGTCCACGGCCACGCCACGGGCATTGATGATGAGGTCCGTTTCCCATTGCTTTTGCACGAAGTCCGGCACCGGGAAAGCGGAGAGCCGCCGCTCAATCTCCATCTCAGTCACAACATCCTGGCGGCAGTATTCTTTGAACAGCTCCCACTTGTCGGTGTCGTGCTGGGGCAGGTTGCGGGTGCGGCCTCCATTGGCCTTTGTAGGGGCGCAAGGGACGCAGAAATAACGGATGAGCGCCTTGCCGGTGTTGAGCTTGCGCTTGTCCTCAGCAAGCCCCAGGGCCTTGCCAGTGGCATCCAGGCCTGCTGTGTAGCCACAATAGAGGCCGTGGAACATGGTGCAGCGCCATTGGTCCGGCGGCAGGGTGCCCAAAAACTTGGACAGGCAGCCCCACTCAAAGGGGGCGTTGTATGCGTGCTTGATGTACTCTGGGGAGGTGATGGCCTGGACCAGCCACGGGGGGAGGCGTTCCCCCCGTGCCAGGTCAATGATTTCAACAGGCGCACCATCCACACTGTACGCAAAGAGCAGGATTTCAAAGTCCGGGCTGGAGATGTACTTTTGCGCCCCGGCCTTAGCAATCGGCACGCTTGAATAGGTTTCAAGGTCAATGCTGAGATGGTGCATGGTGTCATCCTTTCTTAGTTGCGGAAAGCCTCATCCGTAGTGTAGAGCTGCATGATGTTCTCCGTGTTCACGCCACGGGCCTCCAGCTCCGCCAGCATGGTATTGAAAAGCGTGGTGCCCTTGACATACTCCACCAGCTCCTCAGCGGAGAGGCTGGTGAGGTTGTGGACGGACACCTTACGGATGTCCTCCTTGCGGTTGGCGGTCCACGCCTGGGGCTCCGCAAAGGTGGCGTTCTCAATGTCGGCCACAAGCATGGCCTGCACACGGGCGGGTTTCTGCAAAAGCATCTTGACCGTGTTGAGCAGGTGGCCGGTTTCCATCTCTTTGACCTCAAGGGTCACGCCAAAGGCTCCAATCCAGAGCTGGCCATCAAATCTGGTGTTCATCAGTCGCTCCTCCTTATCACATGGGCTGGCCGGTGATGGGATTGATGCCGCCGGTGGTGGCCCAAGGCACCTGAGCGGCAGGGGCAGCGGGAGCCGCAGGCTGGACACCGTAGGCACCGGGGGTTGCGGGCATCGCCGCACCGTAGGCGGGAGTGGCCGCAGGAGTGCCGCCCAGCCCGGCGAAGTCAGAGGCAGCGGAGGCCTGGCCGCTCAGGGGCTCCCCGTCACGGGTCTTGAGAACATTGCCCAGGCCGCAGCCAATGCCCTTGTTGCCGCTGTTGGAGTAGCCGAAGAAACGGACGGTGACACGGCCATACATGCCGCTGTAAATGTCCGCCGGGGACAGTTCGCAGTTGATGTTGTCGATGCCCACCACCTGGGGCTTGTTCTTGGTAGAGGCGGTCATCACCCAATGGCCCTTGCACTCATCGCCAAAGGGAACACCGGAGGGGCGCACGCCGTCACCATCGTAGATGGGCACCTTGAGCATGGGCGGGCGGGCACCGTTCCACACCTTGGCCAGGGCCTCATTGGCGGCGGCCTGGATGGCAGCGTCAATGTCAGCCTTGGTGGCGGCATCACTCTTGGGGATGAGCAGGGTGACGGAATACTTGGGCTCACCGCCCTGCTGGGCAGCTCTGGGGGTGGTCAGGTTGGCATAGGAGAGGCGGACCTCACCAGTCAGGACTTTCATGGCATCATTCTGATACATAATCTTTTGATCTCCTTTACAGTTAAATTACACTTTGGTGTTTGCATCAGGCTGGGCATCGGCCCAGCAGGTTTGAAGTTTCACCCAGCGCTCATGCCGGGCTTTGGTCCGCTTTACGGCAGCGGTCAGCCGGTTGTTTTCCCGGAGCTTTTGGCGGTCCTCTTTTAGGCGGCTTTTCTTATTGAACACATTGCGCCAGCCGTTCTGATACTCAATACTGGCCTGTTTCCAGGCCTCTTTGCTTTCAATCACGGCGGCATCCAGGTAGAGGGCCATCTGACGGATGGCTCCCTCATTGCTCCACGGGTCCGCCAGGAGTAGCTTGAAAACCTTGCGGATGTTGGAGAGGGGCATGTCCTCCAGCCGGTCAAAATAGATGTCTGCGTGGTAGTCCCCGGTGTTGATGGTGATGAGCTTGGCTGGATCTGTGTACTGTGTGCAGCTCTCGCAGACCTCCGGGTCACGGATGACAGCCATACTGCCACAAGCGTGCTTGCAGAAACGGCCCACGGGGTAGCCCTTTTCCTCATCATCCAGCGGGATGGGAGGTTGCCAAGGGGCAGAATGGGCGCAGGTCTGATACTTACTCACTGGCGGTCACCCCGGCAAAGTCAGCGGCGGCGGGGTTGTAGACCTCACGCTTGTCCGTGCTGAGGGCCAGCGTGGGCTTGCCCAGGGGCTTGGTCACATAGCCACCGATTTTTTCAGCAAACTCCGCCTTGCCCATCAGTTTCTCCATCTCAGAGAGCGTCTTGGGCTTGCGGTCATAGAGCAGGGCCTCATCATATCCGGCGGCAATGGCAGCTTGGATGGCGGCATCCTGGTCCGTAAAGGTGCGGATGCTCCGGCCAGCCACCAGTTTCCAGCCCTCAATGGGCTTGCCATCCAGTAGGGCCTTGGTGGCGTATTCCTCCAGGTCCTTGTACCAGGCCACCAGCTCCTTGCCACGGATGAGGAGGTCACCGATCTCCGCATCAGAGAGGAGCGGGTGCACCTCATTCCCATGCGGGCCGATGTGGGAAAACTCCTGGGGGGCCATAGCGTCAGGCGGGACGGAGGCGGCGGGCACGCAGTCCTTGAAGTCCTCCAGCGCCGTGTTGGTGTTGGCACGGGCACGGCACTGAGCCTTGCCACGGCAAAAACGGCAGTGGTCACCGGGGACAAACTCACCCAGCCCGGAGAAAGCCTTTTGTGCAATGGGCTTGATGTTCTCGCCCCAGGCCATCAGCTCCTCCACGGTGATAGTGTCAGTGGTGTAGCTGTCAAGGCGGGGCTGGTCAATGGACATGCGGACTTTCTTGATGGCATCGCCGAACACGGGGGCATAGCGCTTGAGAGCACCCAGAGCGTAGAGCCGCATCTGCGGGTTGCCCACGGCGGACACCGGGACACCCTTGCCGTGCTTGTAGTCCGTGATGCTGAGGGTGTCCCCGCCAATCATCACATTGTCACAGGTGCCAAAGCCCTCCGGGACATACTCCCCAAAGTCCACTTGCACCTCCGCTACCACAGTGGGCGTGCTGTCATAGAGCATGGCCTGCTCAATCAGGTGCTCAATGTAGAGGTCACTGGTCTTGTCCATTTCCTCAGAGTAGAGCGGGTCCTTTTTGAGCTTATTGAGGCGGGTGGTGTAGGTGCGGGAGGTCATCACAGTGAATTTCTTGAGGGTCTTGAGCTCACAGATGGAATGGGCCAGGCGGCCCTCCTCCGCATATTCGCTGGTGCGCTCCGGCAGGTGCTCCTCAAAGCGGGGGGCCGCCGTGCATTTCAGCCAGCGGGATGCCGATGAGGCAGAAAGCAGGGCGTGCTTTTCGGGAGGCATAGGGCACCTCCTTAGAGCTGTGCACCCAGCGTCCGCAGTTCGGTGGCAAAGACACCGTACTGGTCCGGCTGGAGCTGGGTGACGGCCTGCACGCCATACTTGGCCAGCAGAGCCAGCAGTTGCTCCATCTTGCCCGCATCCACCAGGCTGGCACCGGCCTTGGCGATCTGGTCAAGGGTGTAGGTGGGGGCCGTGGTCACGGGAACAGTGGGAGCGGGGTTAGTAGGGGCCACAGTCTGGGCAGGTGCCGCAGGAGCCGGTGCAGGGGTAGGGGTTGCCACAGGCGCAGGGGTGGGCTGGGTAGGGACCACAGTAGCGGGCGGCATGGTGACCGGCGGCACCGGGGCGTGGGTGACAGGGGCGGCCACAGGAGCCACGGGAGTGGGAGTGTCCTGGGGCACGGAGATGTTGACGGCGTTCTTTTCCAGCGCCGTGGTCAGCTTGTCAATGGCCTTGAGGACGGCAGCATCCGCCTCAATCTTGATTTTCATTTCCAACATTGGTACAATCCTCCTTGGTATCATCTTTACAGTCGCAGCGCTCACCGGGGTCAAGGTGGGCTCCGCAGTCAGGGCAGGTCTTATAGTAGGGCATTTCAGTCAACCTCCAGCACGCTTGTCCAGTATTCAAAAGCGGTCATAACCTTGCGGGAGTAGTCGGTCTGGTATGTACCTGCATCCCATAGATTTCTTGCGCCGCCGGGCCCGCAGTTGTAGGCCATCAGCGCAAGCTCTGGCTCTCCGTAGCTCTGGAGATACTGGGAGATGATATAGATACCGGCCTCAATGTTCCCGGCATGGGTCATGGGGTCAAGGCCTTTTTCCAAAAGCCACTCGTGATTGACAGAGTTGATCTGCATGAGGCCATAGTCACCAGTGGCGCTGACGGCATCGGGGTCAAAGTGGGTTTCAACCTCTGCGATGGCAAGGGCCAGAGCATAGGGCACCTCATAGTGCTCACAGCAGTCCTGCATGACTTCCTGGAGTTCGTAGCTGAGGAGCCGCCCCTCACTCACGATGTCATCACGGTGGCGGGCAGGCTCCGTGGTTTCCTCTGGTGGTGCAGAGGGCTCCACGGGGCTCTGTTCCGGGGCTGGAGGGGTGACGGTTTCCGCTGCCACCACAGGCTCAGGGGTCTTGACCTCATCGTCCGTCTGGTGGGCACTGCATCCACTGGCATAGCCAAGGGCAAACACAGTGGCAAGGACGGCCAGAATGGCCATGATGACCATGGCGTTGCGCCTCCGGGCCATGCGGCGCTGGCGGCACCGCCGGGAATACCGGCGGGCATTGGGCTCACTGGTGGTCATGGCGCTCACCTTAACCGTTCATGCGGCGGTTGATTTCCGCAATCAGCTCATTGGTGGTGTACTGGTCCAGGCCGCCGTCAACCTCCACGGCATACTGGGAGGGGATGAGGAAAGCGGGGCGGGACCCGTAGGCGTTGGCGCAGTAGCTGCCGCTGACACCGCCATCGGTGTACAAGCCCATGACCCAGGTATCATCCTCATCCACGCAGGGGGTGCTCCAGGGCGTGGCGCTCCACTCCCAGCTCTCAGGCTTAGGCAGCAGACCGTGGAAACGGCGGATTTCATCAAAGGTCAGCGGGGCCACCTTGCACTCACAGCTCCCGTACTCCTTGGAGCCGTTGAGGGCAGTGAGGTCAACCTCACGGGTGATGAGTTCATCAGCGTGCCCCTCAGTCAGGGCATCCGCAAAGGCACCGTTGAGGTGTTCACGGAAAGAGCTGACGGCAAAGTTGTTGGTGGAGCCAAAAGAGCTCTTGATCTGGGCGGCGGTCACCAGCAGGGTGCCAGCCGTGCGGTGCTCCAGCACAATGCAGGGCTCCCCATGAAACTTGACCACCTGGCCGGGGGCCACATTAGAAATAGCGGTTTTCATTGGTCAATCCTCCTCAGTGTCCTCCGGCCCCTCAATGTCGATGAGGTTTTCGGCCTGGACGATAATTTCAGATACAATCTGCCGGATGGGCAGAGCGGTCTTTGCCCTCAGACGGCGGACCACTTTCTCCGCCTCCGGGGTCAGCCGGACAGTTCCGATGCACTCATCAGAAAGCCGGTTGCTTTTCAGCACAATGGGGTTGTTGCTCACGGTTTTGTCCTCCTTGGTTTTAATAGGTGCGGGATGTCATGCCCCGGCAGTTCGGCGGCCTCTCCGCTCAAGGCCCTGCTGGACACTGAGCTGGGCAAGTTCGGCGTTGTAGCCCAGGCGCTTGTCAGGGAGCCTTGTGCCGTCCCGGCCACGCCTCAGCTCCGCATAGACTGCGGAGGGAGAGATGCCAAGAGAGGCGGCAATATCTTTGGCGCTCAGGCCTGCCTCAACCATCTCCTGGATTTTCTGCCGCTCCTCATAAGAGCGGAAAGCGTAGTCTGCCAATGCGTTCACCTCCTTACCGGCATAAAAAAATTGAGCTACACGACCAATCTCTTGGTGTGTAACTCAATTATCGGGGCTGCCCCGCAAAAAGTCAAGAATAAATTACAATAAACTTGTAAAGTTGTATGAACGCACAAAATGAGCCGTGCTATTTGCGGCTTGTTTTGTGTGTTTTTCTGCATTTGGGCATGACAACAGCGCCGGTGGCCTCCGTGGGCTCCGGCGTTCAGCTTTATTGTGCGGCAGATCAGCAGGCGCTCATGTAGCTCCGCAGGAGGGTGGCCGCTGTCTGCCACCCCAGCACCTCCCGTGGATAGTTGTTCATCCACTCCTCTGCCCGGCGTATTTCTGAGATAGGCACCTCATCAAAGTTGGTGCCCTTGGGGAAAAACCGCCTTATTATCCTGTTCATGTTCTCGTTGCTGCCACGCTCATGTGGTGCGTGCGGGTGGCAGTAGTAAACGGTGGTACGCTTTCCTTTCCGGCGGCAGGCCTTTTCCATACCATCGTAGTCTTGAAACTCACAGCCATTGTCCACCGTGATGCTCTGAAACATGGGGTAGAAGTCCTTGCCCAGGCGGCGCTCCAGACCGTTGAGCGCCCGGACCACGCTGGCGGCGGTATGGTCTGGCACCGGGAGGATGATGCCCGCCCTGGTGAGCCGTTCCGTGAGCACCACCAGCGCCCGGCTGGAGCCCACGGTGCCCATCACGCTGTCCATCTCCCAGTGGCCAAAAGTAGTGCGGGAGTTGATGATGGGGTCACGCTTATCAATGCGGGGGCCTTTGGCAGCTCTGGCGGCGTTCCGTTGCTCACCGTATTTCTCACCATAGTGGCGGCGGCCCTTTTCGTGCAGGTGCTCCGGGTTGAGGACCAGGAACACATCACCCCGGTAGATGTAATTGTAGAGCGTGGCCTCACAGACCGTGGTGTCAAACTGGGGCGGCTTTGCCTTGAGCTCTGCCAACAAAGCTGCGGGGGAATAGTGCTCCTCCACAATTTTCTGCTCCACATAGTTTGCAAAGTCAATGTCATTGCCAATCTTGAGGTCCGGCCCCTTGGCCCGGAGGTTTTCCTGGTATTTGCGCTCCGCCATCTCCGGGCAGTAGCACCAGATAAACTCATAGTCAGAGGTCATCTGCTGGGTCCAGCCCCGTTTGATTTCGTTGTAGATGGTCTTTTTACACACGCCCAGCGCCTCAGCGATCTTGGCCTTACTGTCACCTACCTTGAGCATCTTTTCAATGACCAGGCGGTCCTCCCATTGCAGTTGATGAAAGCCCTTGTAATTCATGTGATACCCTCCTCAGAATATAAAAAAGCGGCGGGGTGATGAACACCCCGCCAGAAAAGGCTTTACTGCCCGTATCGGGTCAGCAGTTCGGTTGTTTCTCCGTCAGGGAGAATGTCAGCCAATGTGCAGTTGAGAGCCAGGCACAGCTTGAGCAGCGTGGCCAGCTTGGCACCACTCAGGTCTTTTGCACCCTGCTCATAATACTGGAGCATCCGGCCATTGATGCCAGCGGCAGCGGCAAGCTGGGACTGTGACATCTGCGCCTCCAGGCGCTTGGTTTGCAGTTTAGAATGGGTCATAGAGCAGCACCTCCGTTTAATGTACTCTGATTATACACCAAAAGGTGTATTAAGTCAAGAACAAAAAAGCGGCCCACGAAAAGTGAGCCGCTGTGTCAGTCTTTGCAGTTTTTGAGCCTTTCGGCCAGCTCTGCCAGCACCGCAACATCACGGTCTGCCAGGCCAGTGACATCCACCGTGGTGAGCCGTTCCAGCCCCAGCAGGTAGTCCGTGGACACGCCAAACACCTTGGCCAGGTCCACCAGGCACGCCGGTGATGGCATAGAGAGCCCCTGCTCCCAAGAGTTCACGCCGTTTCTGGTGATGCCCAGCCGCCGGGAAAGTTCCGCTTGGCTCCAGCCCCTTGCCTCACGCAGGGCTTTGATTTTCTCAGCGATCAACTGCACCGCCTCCTCTCACAAATAATTATAGTTTGCACATTTGGTATGTCATTATCAATAAAGGCTCCAATACTTGACACGCAGACAGGGTGCAAACTATAAT